TTGTTCGCGGTATTCGTCGAGTTCTGCAATTTTCATTGTTTTCTCGAACTGCTCGCCAGTGTTTACATCTTCGAATGTATATGTGGGCATTGATGCTCCTTAATAGAAAAAAAGGCAACCTAGCACAGAAGGTTGCCTCACGTAATCATTATGTAGTTTGTTCTGTGCTTCAAATTTATTTATAATAAATTACCTTTACTCGCCTACTATGATTTCATAAATTTCTTTCCAGTTACGAGCTCGGTACTCTGCCTGGAAATCTTGGTTGAAGTGATGATCTACAATGATAGACTCCAAACCAAGGCTTGTACCAAGAGCAGCATTTTCTGGTTTATCTTCGATCCACCAGCAACCACTGTCACGATACTGCTCAAGAGCTTCATCTTTGTCAGCACCTGTGTCTAAGTAGACATATGACTCAAAAACTGTAGGACCAAATAGTTCAATTAAGTTTTTAGTACGAAGGTGCCCAGAATAGGTATCAGTACTGAGTGAACTAATTACACGAAACACGTAGCCGTGTTCTTCATGCAATTTACGAACGTATTTAATCGCATCACGCAATGGAGGAAGTTTACGAATCCAAGCTGACTCATTAAACATTCTGACGATACGTTCCTTTTCAGCTACAGTCATGTCGTAGCGCAAGTTCATATCGTATTCTGATTCCATCCCTGGGACAGGTTTAAAATTATGCCGATCCATCCATTGCTCGAATGCATAAACCCAGTCTAGCAAAACTCCGTCAGCGTCGACTAGAATTACTTTATCACTTATATTCATTGTATATCCTTATTTTAGTTTATAGTTAGACTATAAACGGATTAGGCGCAACTGTCAACCATTATTTTCTTTTATTTTGCTTTTTTGTAAAGTCTTCTGCAAAGCGTTCTGCTCGCTCGTCATATTTTGTACGACGTTGCCGGCGGCGTTTTTCCATTTTTTGTTCTTTACGCGTTTGACGATAATCGTCTGAGCCCCATTCGTCATCGTCCCAATCATTTTCTCGGAACTTTTTGAAACTCTTGGCCATTAGTATTACTCCTGTATTAGACCTGGAAATGCTTTCATTACGGTTTTCTTTTGCAAGCCTTTAAATGGCTTCTGAGGTAAACAGTGATTCACCATCATATCTGCATCCTCATTGTCGATATCTTCAAGTAAAGAAATAAACAATTGTTCACGCTTAATTTGATTTAAATTATCGTAGCCTTCGCCTTTGATAAAAATTTTAAATCGACGTGTTTCTTTGTAAAGCATTGTTTTAGCTTCATCTTCGTATTCGTTATACTTCCAAGGAGGCGCTGTATCTGGCAAAAGCCATTGAATACGATTCTTGTCATACGTAACTTGTATGACATTTCTTAAAGCAGGCGACGTGTTTTTTTGAAGCCATGCTATCTTTTCATCGGGTGTTTTCATAGTAGAACACTTGCCGATAATTTCAGAAATAGATAAGTTCATTAAAAATCCTGTATATCCGTAATTAGATTGCGAAGTTTCATTTTAGTAAAGAAATTGAATAGATGTTCTCGACCAACTTTCTTTTCTTGGTTATATGATTCCATAATTTCATTTTGATAATTTTGAGGAATCTCACTCAAATCAATCAACATTTTGTTACGTTCATAATTGCGAGCTGTTTCTTCGTTAAACTCACCTTGGTTAAATTGATGAATGCGCTTTTGCGTCATCGGCTTTTGGCGCTCACCAATAGCTAAACAGTTGTCAGGACTCAAAATGTTTGGAACCCCATCGCCTGTATCGCCTTTCAAAATGTGCTCTTTCAAGTATTTTTCTGGATTGTCGTTACGAATCCAACGCTTACGAATTGGGTCGTACTGATCTACATTGGAATACTTTTGTAACTGAATGTAGTCTTTATCTCCAGAAAGTACAAGAAAGCGCTCTCCACCTGTATTTAACAAAGTTCCGTTTTCATGAACTACTGTTCCAATGATATCATCAGCTTCACAGCGGTCAATGTGGATTACTTTGTAAGGGAAGTATTCACGCAACTCGTCGCGAATCGTGTTCATAATGTTGAAAAGATTACTCCAGTCAAGTTCTGACTCATCACGATTTTTTTTACGATTTGCTTTGTAGTATGGATATGCTTCTTTGCGCCATGTATTTTTACCATCACAGCATACAACGATTTCGCCATACTTTTCGGTGAATTTTTTACGATTTGCTCGTATTGAATTAAGGAACATATGACGAATGAGATTTTCGTCAATGTCAATGTTTGTGTGGTTACCGATGCCAGCAAATAAGCTGGCTAGCACCACTTGGTTATAATCTACTAAGATTGCCATAATTTATTCTCGTTTCAGTTAATTTGCAATTTTATATTATCATACAAACTCACTGCTGTCAACCAAAAACTTATGTTGATTGCACGTCTTTAAGCAATTTATTCCAGCTATTTGCAAATGTATTAATGCTATGACGTCCTAATGCGTAACGATCTGTTGTAGTAAGTTTTTGCAAAAACGTAGGATCTGCTTTTTGGTTTTCCAATACTTGCTTTGCTACAGAATACGCAAAGTTTGCGTGATAACGAGTATCCTCAGTATAATCATACATTACAGATGCATGACCACCAGTTTCAGTAAGTGCCCCATAATTTGGATGGATACACAATACGCCTGAACGAATTGCCTCAATAAGCGCAATACACGATGTTTCTTTCCAAATGTTTGGATATAAGAAAATGTGTGCTTTATCTAAAGCTTCAATGACTTCATCATTTGGTACTGCGCCATGATAGGTCATCTTAGGGTGACCTTTAATATTGTTGATGACTCCCATGTAAGGATCATCGCGTTGTTCCCAACCATAGATGCTGAAGCTTGAATAAACATCCAAGTGGATGTTGTCAAAGTCTTGAGTAAGTGCGTCAAAGATTGGTACAAGTAACTCTAGCCCACGGTGTGGAGTTGTATGGTAGATAAAACGGATTGTTTCGTAATCTTTTTCTGGAAACGAATATTGCTTCTCGATTGCATTATAGATCACAACACAATGCGAATAAGGAATGTTAAATCGAGTAATGTATTGATCTCGTTGCCATGCAGATACAAAAACAATTCTATCAAACTTTTGCCACCCGCCATCAGCAAGGATATTCATTTCTGGATCTTCGGCTAAATCGTGAGCATAAAGGATGTTAGGTACATCGTCATACATTTGACGGGGTCTCGAAAAATGAATAGCAACATTTTTCAATAGATCATGCCGTGCATTTTCAAGTAACCGTGTGCGCATCATTTCAGTTCCGCCACGAGAGTTGCCAGATACTTCTGACTCAATTACCTGCCCTTTATAGATGCAGCTCATTCTTTTTCTCCTTCATATATTTTTTGTAATACGCTATAAAATTCTTCAAGCGTGCCGTTGTTATGTACGCGGTACGTTCTTACATCAAATTTATGAGGAAGGATATATTTGTTTTCGATGGGAGTTTCGTATTGGTTGATATAGGTAAATATCACGTTTCCATCAAAATAACGTCTGCTATCAGACGAGTAATCACATCCATCTCTTGTAAGTTGTACCAACACAAAGTTTTCTGTTCCAACTTTATTTATAACAGGTACAAGCTCGTCGATAAAGCCACCATCTGAAATGCAGTAGTTTTTGTCAGGCTCAATTTCGTCAGCAACCAAATTGCCAAAGTAATCCAAACCTTGGCGTGGCTTAATCACTTTTTCAGATACATGAATCATTGCCTCACGACGAGAAAAACCACCAAGTAAACTCGTAGGAATTTCTTTATGCTCGCGATTGTTGTATCCTTCCATAAACCAATGCTCTTCGACACCGAAGTAGCGAATGGTTTCTTTAAATAACTGGTACTTAAAAGACAAATGCTTGAAGCCTTTTTCTTTAAAGAAGTCGGCAGCAATGTCTTTACCGGCGCCAGGCGGTCCATTAAAAAGTACTATCATAGTCTATCTGTTACAATCTTGCTAATTTCATCACTGAATGCTTTGTTCCATTCTTCACGAGTAATTCCAGAGAGAATAAACTCGCGATCTTCTTGCTTTACGTAGCCCATAGCATCTTGGATATTTAAAATACCTTTTTCCCACATGTCGTAATCTTTAGGATTTACCTTAATGTCACGAGAACGAACAACACCAGTAATTGTGCTTTTACGACTGATAATCATTACGCAGCCTCCACTTCAACAAAGAACATTTCAGTCAACTCGTCGTCGGCGAAGTGTTCGCCTAGGCGCATTTCATCAACCAAAAAATTATTGCAGTTGACAAAAGATCCTTCAAAAGTGATATTTGGATTACCACCACCAGGACCAATTGCAATAAATTCAGAAATTTTTAGATTGTGTTTTTCGACGGATTCCAAGAATTCGCCAAGGTTACAATCGTGTGCGATGTCAACATTGATTTTAGCCATGATATATACTCCATTTGATTATAGATTCATACTATCATATGTTGAGACCAATGTACATAGTAAACATGAAAAAAAGGCCAGAAAAACTGGCCTAAATTATGTGCGGGGGTATTTTATTATTATTGTTCGGCTCTGTGAAACTCTACTTGGTAGCCTGCGTTCTGCCATCCTGTGATAGTACGGCACTTGCGGCGCTCAATTGTGTTGAAACCAATTGTGCGAATTTCTACTACTGCGCAATATAGACCACGGTCATCTAACTCGGTGACGTATGAACGTGGCTCTCCAGCCATAACTGCGTTGCTTGCTAATAAGACGATAAGACCTGCCATGATGCTCTTCATATATTATACTCCTTTCCTTGGTGATGTTGGTATGTTACTTTCGGTAACACGTTTATATATAATGACAAAGTGGAAAAAAGAGGTATTATATGAAGTTATGCATTATTCGCGCTATGTATAGTTGCACAAATTTTTAACATGGGATCTATGAATTTTACATTGGATAATTCCGTTATAATAGTCATCTCGAAGAAGAACTTCTCGGTCAACTTGCTCTTTCATTTCAAGATAAGAAAGTTCACCTTTATTTTTACACAAGTGAAGAATCTCTCTTTTAAAGCGATCGCCTCCGTGCTCTTCTACGATTGATTTAACTTCATCAGACGAACCATAATAGGTCTGCCAATCTGACTCTTTTAAAACAACACGACGACGTGTTTTACCTTTGAGAGGTTTTAGTCTACGCTTTGAGATGAAAATCTTTTTACCGACATACTTTTTGTCGTTTTCTTTATCTGTGAGTAGATAAACGAATCCAATGTAATCGCCAATCATTTCAGAGGTGAACTCTTCACCTTGGTATAGCCACATAAAATACTCCATGCTAATAGGAATATTTATAGGCCAATAAGACCCCATCCATGATTGGCAACTGCGTTTAAAATAATGAAAATGCCAACAAAGATTTCAAACAGAACTATACTTGTTCTTACGATTGCTACTTTGTCGGCTTTATCATCTTCATCAAAAGCCTTACTGCCTAAAGCTTTTGCCCATATAGTCCACATTATGTTAAGATATCCGCAATATGATGTGCTAAGTTAGCAAACCAAATTTCATCGCGGCCTCGTGTAGTTTCTGCGGCTGTGCCAATACGGATACCACTTGTTTCCACAAAGCTTCGAGGATCATTTGGAATACCATTCTTATTTACAGTAATATTATGGTATTCTAATCGATCTGCAGCTTCACGGCCCGAAATGTTTTTATTGCTTAGATCCATTAGAATAATATGAGAATCTGTTCCACCCGTTTGTACAGGAAACCCGCGCTCTTCAAATACAGCACACATGGCTTTTGCATTTTGTACTACACGAGCAGCGTAGTCTTTAAACTCTGGAGTATCGGCTTCAATGAACGCTTGCGCTTTAGCAGCAATGATATTCATCAGAGGTCCACCTTGTGTGCCTGGGAAGATTGCTGAGTTAATTTTTTTAGTAAAGAAATCATCATTCCAAAGAATAATACCACCACGCGGGCCACGGAGAGTTTTGTGAGTAGTACTTGTTACAACGTCAGCATAATTACAAGGATTATCATAAACACCGCCGGCAACCAATCCAGCATAGTGAGCCATATCGACTAACAAAAAAGCTTGAACATAATCAGCAATATAGCGCATAGTTTCCCAATCAATCTGGCGAGGATAAGCACTAGCACCGGCTACAATCATTTTTGGTCTTACTTCATCCGCCTGCTTTAAAATAGCATCATAATCTAAATAACCATTTTCATCTACGCCATAAGAATATGATTCGTATATTTTACCAGAGATGTTGACTTTAGCTCCATGTGAGAGATGTCCACCAGATGCCAGGTCCATGCCAAGAATCTTGTCGCCCGGCTTAAGCAAAGCTTGATAAACAGCAGTATTACAATTGGCACCAGAATGAGGTTGAACATTAGCATATTCTACTCCGTAAATATCTTTAAGCTTTTGAATTGCTAACTCTTCGATCTCATCCATATGCTCGCAACCATTATAATAACGTTTGCCTGGATAGCCTTCTGCATATTTGTTTGTAAACTCAGATCCACACAACTTCATTACAGAAGCTGAAGCAAAGTTTTCGGAAGCAATTAACTCGATTGTATTTTGCTGGCGCTTTAATTCTTTTTGATAAATCTTATCAATTCTTAAATCCACATTAGTCTCCTTGCGGGTCTTTAATCTCTTAGCAGTTCTTCAAAGCTTTCATCAATATACATCATATTATAACGGGAGGGGTAGTGTCTCAAACACCTCGCCGCTCTCTGACGTATCTCCCGTGGTACCCTTGGTGTCGTCTTCGGGTCTAAAAGGTCGATCAGAAATGCCTCCGTATTGAGGACTGCATTTGTTCTTTCTATAGGCAATGTCATATGTCACTCCTAGTGCTGGCGCACAACTAAACTGCTCGCCAATATCAAAATACATGTTATTCAAATAGAACGGCTTTGCCACTCTATCGCCATTACTCCAACCATGTTGAATCTTAATGTAGCCTTCTTTACCAAGGCGTTCACGCAGCTCTGCAAATGCTGGGTGATCTTGTGTTGATATGTAGCCGTGACCATTCCAGTTATAACCCATAGTAGCAGATTTTAGCTTATCTCGGCTGATATAAATGCAAGGTGGAAACTCATCAAGAAAATTGAGCTGCTCTCTGTATCCTTCCTGATATGCAAGGTCCATTAAAAGAGAAGCAGGAATACCACCTAACATTAGTTACGCCTCATGTTAGCTATGTCTTTTGCTTCGTCGGTTCCTCGCATGATCGGA